CGTGACGTGGACGTGCCTTCTGGCAGTATAAAAGACAATTTAATGACGCTCCCTTATAAGGAGCCTAGTCAGACACTTCTTGCATTATTGAAGCAGATCACTGAAGAAGGCCGACGTTTGGGGGCGATCAGTGACATGAACATTTCTGACATGAGCGCCAACGCGCCTGTCGGAACAACTCTTGCTCTGTTGGAACGCACTCTCAAGCCAATGGCTGCGGTTCAAGCCCGTGTCCACTACTCGATGAAGCAGGAGTTCAAACTTCTCCGAGGCATCATCGCTGAGTATGCGCCTGATGAGTATATGTACATGCCTGACCGTGGAGAACCCCGTGCCCGCCGCATGGACTACGACATGGTGGAAGTAATTCCTGTCAGTGATCCCAATAGCAGCACGATGGCACAACGAGTTGTGCAGTATCAGACTGTGTTGCAGATGGCACAGGCTACCCCACAGATATACGACCTGCCCCAGTTACACCGGCAAATGATCGAGGTTCTGGGTATTAAGAACGCAGATAAACTTGTACCTACTAAAGATGATATTAAACCTGCTGACCCTGTAAGCGAAAATATGGCTTTCTTGGTGGGTAAGCCTGTAAAAGCCTTCATATACCAAGACCATGAAGCACATATAGCTGTGCATGAGGCTTTCCTGCAAGATCCGCAGATTATGGCGTTTATAGGTCAAAGTCCCGCTGCACAGCAGGTGGTAGCTGCTATTAAGGCGCATATTGGTGAGCACATGGCCTTCCTATACAGGAAGCAGATGGAAGCTAAGTTAGGAGCACAACTACCGCCACCGGGTGAAGAGATGCCAGAAGATATTGAAAAGCTGCTTTCTCAAAGTATGGCAAAAGCTGGCGTCCAAGTTGCCCAACAGAAACAGCAGCAAGCGGCCCAAGCTGCGGCCCAACAGCAGGCGCAAGACCCGATGTTCCAACTACAACAGCAAGAATTGCAGCTTAAAGCTGCTGAACAACAGCGCAAAGCACAGAAAGATCAGGCAGATGCAGCACTTGACGCTGCAAAACTCCAGCTTGATAAGCAGAAAGCAGACAACACCGCCACTATTGAGGCTGCACGTGTTGCTTCTCAGACAGATCAAGCTAATGCAAGACAAGACTTGGACGAGGCCAAAGCCATACTAGACCTCGCCAAAGCACGACAAACGCCTCCTAGGAGACAGTAAATAATGGCAAAAACCGTCTTTGACGTACTTGATGACAAACTTGCTGAGTTACAGCAAAGCCAAGAAGAATTTCTTACTAGCGGGGGCGCAAAAGATTTCCCCTCCTATAGGGAATCGTGTGGGGCAATCCGAGGTCTAGCCGCCGCACGCAGAGAAGTACAAGACCTTTCGCGCAATCATTTGGAAGACGAAGATGACTGAAGTAGCAAAGCTTACCCCGCTGGAAGAAAAGCGGCGCAAACAGATAGAAGAGAAAGAGCAGGCAGAAGTGGTGTTAGACGCGCACGTCCCTAAACCCGTGGGGTACCGCGTGCTTATTGCCCTCCCTACGATAGAAGACACGTTTGAAGGTGGTATCGCTAAGGCCAGCTCAACCATTAGGGAAGAGACTATCCTGACTATGGTGGGGGTGGTGGTCGATATGGGTGACCAAGCCTATAACGACAAAGAACGGTTTCCCTCTGGCCCGTGGTGTAAAGAAGGAGACTTTGTGATGTTTCGTGCTAATACAGGCACGCGATTTAAAGTAGGCAACGAGGAGTACCGTTTGATGAACGATGACTCTATCGAGGCCGTTATTGACGATCCGAGTAAACTGACTCGCGCATAAGGACTAGACCATGCCAATACAACAAGTTGAGTTTGAGTTCCCTGATCCTGACAAGGAGGAGAACTTACAAGAAGTGGAAGTACCCCAAGAAGAGCCTGAAGCCGCAGAAATAGAGGTTGAAGGAGTCGAAGGGCGCGAAACTATAGAAAAATCTGCCGAGAAAGAAAAAGTAATACAGGCAGGAGAAGTAGAGATTGAGGTGGTGGACGACGTACCCCCGGAAGATCGTGGGCGTAAACCCTCAGAACCTCCTGAAGAAGTCACTAATGAAGAGCTTGAGAACTATTCGGAAAAAGTTAAGAACCGGATCAAGCACTTTAGTAAGGGCTACCACGACGAGCGTAGAGCTAAAGAAGCCGCAGAGCGTGAGCGCGAAGCCCTTGAACAGTACGCTAAAAAATTAGTTGATGAAAATCAACAACTTAAAACTAAAACAGATCAAAATCACAATGCGTTAATTCAGTCTGCTAAGAAACAAGTAGAATCTGAGTTAGCTGTAGCAAAGCAACAATATAAAGAAGCGTATGAGTCTGGACAACCCGACTCTATACTAGAAGCTCAAACAATGCTAAATGCGGCTCAGATACGCATGGAGCGTGTTAATGGCTTAAAACCTAAAGCTGTTACTGATACTAACGTAGATACAGCTTTACAACCTAAACAAAATACTGTTCAATCACAACAACTTGCGCCTGAACCGCAACCGCAGCGTGATGAAAAAGCTGAATCTTGGAAAGATGAAAATCCGTGGTTTGGCTCTGACGACGAAATGACTGCATTTGCGTTAGGGTTACATACGAAGTTAACAAAAGAGGGTACAGACCCTCGATCTAATGAATACTACGAGAAGATAAATTCTCGTATGCGACAAGTATTCCCCGATCAATTCGACGATGGAATCGAAGACGAACCAGAGGTAACACCCAAGCAAAAACCTAGTAATGTGGTGGCTCCCGCAACGCGGAGCACAGCGCCTAAGAAAATTAGGCTTACGCCGTCACAAATAGCTATTGCGAAAAAACTTGGGGTTCCGTTGGAAACTTACGCCAAACAGGCTGCTGAACTAGCGAGGAAACAAAATGTCTAAACAGAGACAAAATAGGGAATTCGAAACTAGAGAAAAAACTATCCGTAAGCAGGCGTGGAAAAGGCCAACAGTGTTGCCTGATCCTACTCCTCAAGATGGGTATACGTTTCACTGGGTTCGTGTAAGCACTATGGGTCAACCTGATTCGACTAATGTTTCTTCTAAATTACGTGAAGGCTGGGAGCCTGTACGTGCAGAGGATCACCCCGAAATCTTTAGCGATGCTGTTGCTGACGCACGGTTCAAAGATAACGTCATCGTAGGTGGTCTAATGTTATGTAAAGCTCCCGACGAGCTTGTCCAAGAGCGAACTGAGTATTATGACCAATTAACGGAATCTCAGATGAACTCCGTGGACAATAACCTCATGCGCGAGAATGATCCTCGTATGCCTATATTTAATGATAGGAAATCGAAGGTTACTTTCGGCAGAGGAAACTAACTTTATTTTAGGAGTGTTTTATCATGGCTTATCCAACAGTCAGTGCACCCTACGGTTTTCACCCAATTAACCGTGTAGACGGTACGCCTTATGCAGGACAAACTCGCCTTATTCCTATTGCGAGCACCTACAACACGGCTATTTTCTACGGTGATCTGGTTAAAATCGTAGCGGCAGGCACAATCGAGAAGTTTACTGGCACTACTACTGGCTCCCCTTCGGGCGTCTTTGTAGGTGTTCAGTATGTCAATGCTGAAAGCCAGTTTACACCGGCTCAGTATTACCCCGGCACTAGCGTTACTGAAGCTTTTGCTATTGTAGTTGACGACCCATTGGCGGCGTTTAAAGTCGCTGTAACTGCTGCTAACAGTTCTATGTCTTCGGCGGCTCGCGCTGCTGTAGGCTCAAACATGTCTGTTTTAGCAGGTACGGGTGACACGGCTACTGGAAACTCTGGTGCGTCAGTGCTGGCAGGTTCCGAAGCTACAACCGCAGGTCTAGTTGTGCGCGTTATTGACACAATAGACGAAACTAAAACCGCTGCTGATACTTTTGTGGAGATAGTCGTAAAGATTAATCTGCATCAGTACAACAACACAACTGGCGTATAAGGAGGCTGACTAATGGCTATTTCAAGAGCGCAACTCCTTAAGGAGCTACTACCGGGTCTAAACGCCCTATTTGGCCTCGAATACGCTAAGTATGGCGATGAGGCTGCTGAAATCTTCGAGACTGAATCTTCGGAACGGTCTTTTGAGGAAGAAACCAAGTTGTCCGGTTTCAGTGCTGCACCTGTTAAAGGTGAGGGTTCTGCAATCTCTTATGACAACGCGCAAGAAGCTTGGACTGCTCGTTACACACACGAGACAGTCGCTATGGGCTTTTCGCTGACTGAGGAAGCAATCGAAGATAATCTCTACGATTCTCTCTCTTCTCGCTATACAAAGGCACTTGCCCGCGCTATGGCGTACACCAAGCAAACCAAAGGCGCTGCTATTCTTAACAACGCTTTTGCTGCCGGTACTACATATGGTGATGGACAGACTCTCTGTTCTACTGCTCACCCTCTAGTGTCTGGTGGTACTAACTGTCTCGATCGTGACTGGGAAAC